GAGATGATGGAAGAATTTATGAATGAAGAGAAGAAAATTACTTCACAATTTGATAATGATCCAATTGCAAAACTAAGATCAAGAGAATTAGACCTTAGAGCAATGGAAAATGATAGAAAAGAACGTGAAGGTAAAGAGAGAATGGACCTTGATAAGATGAAAGCGATGATGAATCAATCAAATCAAGATGAAAAACTAGATCAAAACGAAGAATTGGCAAAATTAAGAGCTGATACATCAATTGAAAAAACAATTTTATCAAAAACTATTCCAAATGTTGATTCAATGATGAAAAATTCTGCTCCAACAATGCCAAAAGTAAAAATATTTAGAGGTGGAAATGAATAAAGCACAGAAAAAAATAAAAAAAGTGATGAAGGAGTTCAAAAAAGGTAAATTACCTATTGGACAATCAAAGAAAAAAGTAAAATCTAGAAAACAAGCAATTGCAATCGCACTTTCTGAAGCAGGAAAATCAAAAAGGAAGTCATAATGTGGTTTAGTGCAATAAATTTAGCAGTAAAAGCTGGTTCACATATTTTTAAGAAGCGTCAAGAGACAAAAATGCTTATGGCGGACGCTCAAATGGAACATGCAAGAAAAATGGCCCGAGGTGAGGAAGCTTATCAAGGAAAATTGCTAGAAGCAAGGCAATCGGACTGGAAGGACGAGGCGGTCCTTATAATTTTGTCGACCCCCGTGTTAATTTTGGCGTGGGCAGTGGTATCGGATGACCCGACAGCGATGGACAAAGTAAAATTGTTCTTCGAAATGTTCTCACAGCTTCCCAGCTGGTTCACTAATTTATGGATCCTTGTCGTGGCGAGCATTTATGGTATAAAGGGAACTCAAATATTTAGAAACGGAGGAAAAAAATGAAAAAACCTATAAGTAAAAAAGAAAATCCAGGTTTAGCTAAATTGGCTAAAAAGAAACCTGAACTTGCTGAAAAATTTGGTTATGATGCAAATAGAATTACTGCAGCTAATGGTGGATCTATGAATCATGAACAATTAACTGGTTGGGGAAATGTTAGACCTGATGTTAAAAAATTCGGTAAAAAATAATGCAGAAACAAAAGATGGATAAAAAGAAGTTAATGCAACTTCTACAAAATAAGAAAAAGAAAAAACAAGTTACGAAAAGAAAACCTTCAGCAAGAATGAAGGCTATGGGAATTGCATAATGGCAAAACTTTGTGCTAAAGGAAAAGCAGCTGCAAAAAGAAAATTTAAGGTTTATCCATCTGCATATGCAAATATGTATGGATCAGCAGTTTGTTCTGGTAAAATAAAACCAGGCGGTAAAAAGAAAAAAGCTAAAAAGAGAAAATAATGGCCGAAGGAGGACTAAGAAAATGGGTAGCAGAGAAATGGGTGGACATTGGAGCACCAAAGAAGAATGGGAAGTATCAGCCATGCGGGCGCTCAAAAGGTTCGAAGAGAAAGTATCCAAAGTGCGTACCACTTGCAAAAGCCACACAGATGACAAAGTCTCAAAAGGCGAGTGCTGTCAAAAGAAAAAGAGCAGCAGGTAATACAGGTCCTAAACCAACTAACGTTAAAACATTTACAAAAAGAACTAAAGCAGCAAATGGATATGCTGGAAGTTTTATTAAATTAGATGTAGATGGTAAAAGAATTGGAAATCCAACTTTAAAAAAATATTATAGAGGAATGATATAATGGCATCACCAGCATGGCAAAGAAAAGAAGGTAAATCCAAAACAGGTGGATTAAATAAAAAAGGCGTTGCATCTTATAGAAGAGCTAATCCTGGATCAAAATTAAAAACAGCAGTAACAACTAAACCATCAAAATTAAAACCAGGATCCAAAGCTGCAAAGAGACGTAAGTCATTTTGTGCTAGAATGTCTGGAATGAAGAAAAGACTTACTTCTGCTAAGACCGCAAGAGATCCAAATTCAAGAATTAATAAATCACTTAGAAAGTGGAATTGCTAATGATTAAAAATTTTAAAGACATAGTTATATTATTAATTACAACAGGTGTTCTAATTTTATTAGGTATCATTATTATTGGTGATTATTGGGTAGCTGTTCAAGAAGATAGACCAATAGACGAAAGCATAATAGTACTTATGAAAATGTCAGTTACAGGATTGATTGGAGTTATAGGTGGTTATATTGGTGGTAGTAAATGATAGATAAATTCATGTACACATTATTTGGTGCTATTGACAATTTATTTGATAATATTATACCTAATCAATATGAGAGACTCAAAAACAATAGAATCTTTTCTTCAAAAAAAAGAAAAAGAAAATAAAGAAAAAGACTTATTTCGAAACCTTAAAAAAGAGGTAGATGCAGGTGCGAACGGCACTCAGAAATATGTCATTAAGAAAGGTGCAAATAAGGGTAAAATAGCTAATGTTAAGTGAAGAATTAGTAATATTAAATAAAATACAGAAATATTTAAAAGAATCATATCAAAATATTGGAGATAACATGATTGGTGGTGGTATTGACAATATGGAAAAATACAAGTATATGATGGGACAGGCACATGCCTATTTAAGAATATCACAGGAAATATCAAGCCTGCTAAATCCTAAGGAGGAAAAAAATGATACTGAAAGAGAACACGATCTCACAAACGTCGTCCGATTCGGAGACACCCAAGACTAAATCTGCATTATTAGATAAATACGAAAAACAAAATGAAGAAGCTAATAAAAAAGAAGTTGAAGGTTACGAACGTTTAAAAACAAAAGAATCAGAAAAATTACCTAAACCAACTGGATGGAGAATGATAGTTCTTCCATTTAAAATGCCTGAAAAAACAAAAGGTGGATTATTTTTAGGACAAGAAACATTAGAGCGACAACAAGTTGCATCTACATGTGGACTTGTTTTAGCACAAGGTCCACATTGTTATGACAAAGAAAAATTTCCTGAAGGTCCATGGTGTAAAAAAGGAGACTGGGTTGTCTTCGCACGTTATGCCGGATCCAGGATACAAATCGATGGTGGTGAAGTGAGAATACTCAATGATGATGAAGTACTTGCTACCATTGCTAACCCAGAAGATATACTTCATCAATATTAACAATCATAGGAGGAAACTATGCCCGACGTAGAAGAAAACAAAACAGTCGATATCGATACATCTGGACCTGACACTGAAGTTGAATTAGAAAATGATTCTAAAGAAACTGAAACACCAGAAGTAGAAGCTCAACAAGAACAAGAAACTGAAGTTGTAGAACAACCAGAAGAAAAAGTTGAAGCTAAAAAAGAACCATCAGAAGATGAACTAAAACAATATTCTGAAACTGTTCAAAAAAGAATAGCTAAACTTACTAAGAAGTGGAGAGAAGCTGAGAGACAAAAAGATGAAGCTTTAACTTATGCTCAAAGAGTTATGGAGGATAAGAAAAAGTCTGAAGCAAAACTTTCTAAGCTTGAACCTAGTTTTTTAAAAACCACTGAAGAAGGTATTAAAGCTGGTTTAGAATCTGCTAAAGCAAAATTAGCTGCTGCAAGAGAAGCAGGAGATATTAATGCTGAAGTAGAAGCTCAATCTTTAATTTCTGAGTATGCTTATAAACAAGCTAAATTTGTTGAAGCTAAAGCTGAACAAGAAGAAATTAATAAATCTAGAGAAACTGAGGTTAGACAACCAGAAGTCAATTTAGATAGAAGACAAGTAGCACAGGGAAATCCTGACCCAAAAGCTGAAGACTGGGCAAGTAAAAACTCATGGTTTGGTAGAGATACCGCTATGACTTATACTGCTTTTGATCTACATAAAAAGCTTACAGAAGAGGAAGGTTATGACCCACAATCTGATGAATATTATCAAGAAATTGATAAAAGAATAAGACTTGAATTTCCTCAGAAATTTGCTACAAATGAGGTTAAGGAAACGGCTAAGCCTGTACAGACAGTTGCATCTGCAAAAAGAAGTACAAAATCAGGTCGCAAAACTGTGAGACTCACACCCTCTCAGGTAGCAATCGCTAAAAAATTAGGTGTGCCACTAGAAGAATATGCGAAACAATTAAATATCACGAAGGAGGTATAAGCATATGAGTAATGAAAATGAAAAAAGAACTTCCCGTGCGAGTCAAACTAGAGAAAAAGAAACTCGAAAAAAAGTTTGGACTCCACCGTCATCTTTAGATGCACCACCTGCGCCAACAGGTTTTAAACATAGATGGATAAGAGCTGAGAGTCTTGGCTTCAATGACGCTAAGAACGTCAATGGAAGATTAAGACAAGGTTATGAATTAGTTAGATCTGATGAATATCCTAATGCAGATTATCCTGTTGTTGAAGACGGCAAATACGCAGGAGTGATCGGAGTTGGTGGCCTTTTGCTGACAAGGGTACCGGAAGAGATCGCGCAACAACGAACTGACCATTATGTTAAACAAGGTCAAGAAAATGTTGAAGCAGTTGATAACGATCTTATGAAGGAACAGCATCCAAGTATGCCGATCAATATTGATCGACAGACTCGTGTAACCTTCGGTGGCTCAAAGAAAAGTTAATTTTTTAACGATTCCTAACCATCAAAGGATAAACTTAATAATATGTCTATAAGGAGGACACAACTATGGCAAATAAAGACGCACCTTTCGGTTTAAGACCGATCGGAAAAGTTGGTCAGAATAGAGACGCTCAAGGTTTATCCGAATATTCAATTGCTGCAAGCACAGCAGTTATCTACAACAGTGATCCAGTTGCTATCGATAGCAACGGAGAACTTGTTCAAGGTACAGCTGGTGCAGGAAATGACTTATTGGGTAGCCTTAACGGGGTATTCTATACTGACGCATCAACATCAAAACCTACATGGGCTAATCACTTAGCTGCATCTAACACTGCAACAGACATTGTTGGATTCGTAAGTGACGATCCTTATGAAAGGTTTGAAATACAATCTGCAGGAACTGTTGCACAAACTAATATTGGTAACACTGCTGCTGTTGTATTGGGCGCTGGAGTAACACCTAACTGGGTTTCTAAAGCAGAAATCTCAGGAACAATGGCTACTACAGCAAATCAATTAAAAATAATTGGTGTTTCAAAAGATCCTGAAAACAATGAATTGGGTGCAGCTAATGCAAACGTCGTTGTTATCATTTCTGAGCATCAATTAAAAGAAAACACAGGTTACTAATAGAGGAGAATAATTATGGCGATTAGTAGAGGACAACTAGTTAAAGAACTAGAGCCAGGTTTGAATGCTTTATTTGGCCTGGAATATAAACAGTACGAGAATCAACATGCTGAGATATATGCTACTGAATCTTCTGACAGAGCGTTTGAAGAAGAAGTAATGTTATCTGGTTTTGCTCAAGCTCAAGTTAAAGCTGAGGGTTCAG